CTACTCTCAATTATGATCTTGAATATCCTAACGTCCTTATGTGTGCGATGCGTGGTAGAGCAGGTCAAGTCGTGGGACAAGGATTCTCAGGAACAAAAACCCAACTAGGTGTCAAGATGAGTGTAACTGTCAAGAAGATCGGTTGCTCTAATCTTAAAGCAATTATTGAAGAAGACAAATTAATATTTAATGACTTCCAAATTTTCCAAGAACTTACTACGTTCGTTCAGAAGAAGCAAGCATGGGAAGCAGATGAAGGATATCATGATGACCTTGTAATGTGTATGGTATTGTTTGCATGGTTAGTCATGCAAGAATATTTCAAGGAGATGACAGACCAGGATATCCGAAGAAGAATTTATGATGAACAACGTAATCAAATAGAACAAGACATGGCTCCCTTTGGGTTCCTTGATGATGGTATGGGTGACGATACGTTTATTGATGGAGATGGATCTTTGTGGGAGTATGGAGATAAGCAAGAAGAAGTTGGATACATGTGGAACTACTAATGAATATTGAAGATCAATTTTCATTAGAACACTTACTCTTTAGAGAAAGAAAATGTAGATCATGTGGAATTAAGAAAGATCTTATCGAAGATTTTTATCTCACAAGAAAAACTAAAAAAGGACATCCATCAGCATATGCATACGAGTGTAAGGAGTGTAATGTCAAAAGGGTAATGGAATCTAGAAAAAAGATGAAAGATAAACTAGACATACCATACGATCCTGTCCCCAGATTCGGACCAGACATTTATCCTGACTGGTAGTTCATGCATGGTTCACCACCTCTGAAAGATTCAAAAATCTAAATATGTTTAGGTCAATTTGATATCTCAAGGAGAATAACATGGCAACGCAAGTATCGCCTGGTGTAGTAATCAAAGAGCGTGAGTTAGCTAGTGCAACTATTACTGGGGCACTTAGCATTGTTGGTGCATTTGCTACTACGTTCAGGAAGGGTCCTGTTGGAGAAATTACTACAATTTCAACAGAACGTCAATTAATAGAAAATTTTGGAGCACCAGTCAAAGAAAATGCAGAGGACTGGCTCATTGCATCAGAATATATCGCATACGGTGGTAGACTAGCAGTCGTTAGAATTGAAAACGATGGTCTTGTAAATGCTGCTACGACTACTGCAACTCTAGTCAGAAATGAGACTGAGTTTCAAGCAGGTGTTGGTGGAGCAAATGCATTCCTTGCAAGATCCGCAGGAACCTGGGCAAACAACCACAAGATCTTTGTCGTAGACAGAGGTGCAGACCAAGTTCTAACTCTTAATGAAGTTCCAGATACCAATGTTCCTGCTGCTGGAACTGCTGGTGTAGTTAATGTTGATGGCGAAGCAAAAGCTGTTGAAGTTGTTGCATGGGATGCAGCTGCTAAGAAACTCACCGTTATCTTCGATGAGCAAGGTGTTGTTGCTTCTATTGGTGACACCTGGGAAAATGGTGGCACTGATGTTGACATCACTGCTACTGAAGACTGGTATTCAAATGCAACTGTTACGATTGGTGCTGGCGAATCTCTTGCACTAAGTGCTATTGGTCCTCGTCCCGGAACTTCAAACTTTGCAAGACAGAGATATATCTACAATGACGAAGTTCATGTAGCGGTTATCAATACTGCAACTAATGAAGTTGTAGAAAGACTAACATATCTTTCAAAACTAACCGATGCTAAGAGCGATCAAGGTGGTTCCATCTACTTCAAAGATGCAATCAATCTTTCCTCTGAATATATCTACCATAAAGATGCAGTTACTGCTGCTGGAGCTCCTAACTCAACTGAAGCAGGTGAGAACTGGTATCAAGCATCTACTGCTATTACTGCAGCTGCAGGCAGCGAAGCATACTTAAAATTGGCATATGAAATTGATGCTAATTATGCAGTTGTTTCTGTTGAAGAATCTTTATCTGGTGGAACTGATGGAACCTCTGCTCTAACATATGATTCGGGCGATGCAACCACTGCATACAATCTATTCCTAGATACCGAAGCAACTGAAGTTGACTTCGTTCTTGCTGGTGGTTCACTTTCAACTGAATCTGCAACTCTTGCTAAGTATCAAGCAGTTGTTGGTGTTGCAACTTCAAGAATGGACTGTATCGCAGTTGTTTCTCCTTATGTTGGAAACCAAGTTGGAACTGGTGGATCTACACTTTCTTCTTCACAACAAAAAACCAAGACTCTTAATTTCCTCAACAAAATCTCCACCAACTCTTACACCATTCTAGGAAGTGGTATCAAGTATGTCTATGACAGATTCAATGATACTTTCCGTTGGATTGGAACTAATGGAGATCTTGCTGGACTATGTGTAAGAACAAGTGCTGGACAATTCGACTGGATTTCTCCTGCTGGTCTAAACAGAGGTGGTTTAAGAAGTGCAATTAAACTTGCATGGAATCCAAATAAAGCTGATAGAGACGAACTTTATCAAGCAAGAATTAACCCAATCGTAACTTTCCCAGGAACTGGAACTGTTCTATTCGGTGACAAGACTGCACTTTCTGCACCTTCTGCATTCGATAGAATTAATGTTCGCCGTCTCTTCCTTAATGTTGAAAGGAGAGTTGAACGTGCTTCTAAGGGTATTCTATTTGAACAGAATGATTCAACAACTCGTGCTGGATTTGCTTCAACTGTTGGTTCTTACTTACAGGAAATTCAAGCCAAAAGAGGAATCACTGATTATCTAGTTGTTTGTGATGAAACTAACAACACACCCGAAGTTGTTGATCGTAACGAATTTGTTGCCGAAGTCTTCATCAAACCAGTTCGTTCTATTAACTACATCACTGTAACCTTTACTGCCACTAGATCAGGGATTTCTTTCTCTGAAGTAGTTGGCACTGCTGGTTGATTTGGTATTATAAATTTTTACGTAAGAGGAAAAACTAATGGCTATTACAAGTAATGTTTCCCAGTTTTTAGGGAAAATTCAACAGGGTGTAAAACCCAATCTGTTTCTTGTAGATCTACAATTCCCAGCAAATCATCCAGATAATCCAACTGGTGATGAGAAAGATCTTGTAGATATTCTATGCAAGTCTGCTGGAATTCCAGCTGCAAACTTAGGAACAATCGAAATTCCTTTCAGAGGAAGAGTAGTTAAAATTGCGGGTGATCGCACCTTCGATAACTGGTCGGTAACATTCATCAATGACAAGGACTTTAAAGTTCGTGCATTTATGGAAAGATGGTTGGAGACAATGAACTCCCACGAAGGAAACACTTCTGATCTATTTGTTCCTAACAATGGATCTGGATACACTGCTGATCTTAAAGTTAAGCAACTTGAAAGAGACAATTCTAGCACTGTTATTCGCGAGTATGTTTTCAGAGATGCATTCCCAACTAGTGTTTCTCAGATCGATCTTGCTTATGATTCAAATGATCAGATTGAAGACTTTACAGTTGATTTCCAATATCAATATTGGGAAGTTCTTTCTGGTGGCACTGGATCTAGCAATTCCCTAGCAGTAGAAGGTTGATAAATAGTTGAAGGTTCAACTATATTTTTAAATCATGAGTCAACTATTTGGCTTCCAGATTAATCGAAAGGAGGGTCAGAAGGGTCAGTCCCCTGTCCCTCCTTCTGCTGAAGATCCAGTTGCAGTAGCAGCAGGTGGATATTATGGAACATATGTAGACACGGATAATTCAGCTCGTAATGAGTTTGAAATGATCCGTCGTTATCGTGATATGGCAATTCATCCTGAAGTGGATAGTGCTGTTGACGAAGTTGTTAACGAGTTTATCGTTAGTGATGCTTATGATTCTCCTGTAGAAATTAACTTAGATAATCTAGAAGTTGGTGCTGGAGTAAAAAACAAAATTCGTAATGAGTTTGATTATATCAAACGACTTTTAAATTTTGACAATCGCGCACATGAGATTGTCAGATCTTGGTATATTGATGGACGTTTATTTTATCATAAGGTTATCGATTTAGATAATCCCAAAAAAGGTATTACAGAACTTCGTTATATTGATCCGATGAAGATCAAGAAAGTTCGTCAAAAAATTGACAATACTCCAAAAGATGCTCTATCTCGTCAGGCAATTAAGGGGACAGCACTTGAGTATGAATATGGAACGTTTGTCGATTACTATCTTTACAATCCAAAAGGTTTTTATAAAGGCGGTGTCCTAGGACCGATTGGAGATATGTCTTTGTCTCAGGGTGTCAAGATGGCAACTGATTCAATTACATTCTGTCCCTCTGGACTACAAGATTTAAACAAAAGAATGACTCTTGGTTTCCTTCATAAGGCAATCAAGACTCTCA